AGCCTAAAAGAAAATATTAATATGGGAAAGAAACCAAACTTAAGCGTATTTGAAAAGCCTAAAGGCTTATATAGTAAACCAAGAAAAGAGAAGCCTAGAAAGACAGTAGTCAACTTTCCTGTTAAGAGAGGTACAGGTGCAATGACTCGGTCTCAAGCTACTAGACGTTCTGCTGATGCAGCGTTTGGTCAAGGCTATCTTACTGGAGGAAGAAAAGTTAGTCGAGTAAACTCGTCAAAGTCTCCACTTGAAGCACCTAAGCCAGTAGCTATTAAAAGCGTTAAGGCTACTACTCGCAAGAAAGGAGTTAAGAAGTCAGCTACTCTTAAAGCTGTTGGAGCTAAAGCTCGCAAAGCAACCATCACTAAAACTGCTAAACAAAAATCTGCTGCACGTAAAGCTGCTGACATCAGACAGAAAGGTACTGATGCTATGAAAGCAGGTAAGCTAGGTAAGGCTAGAAGATTAGCTAGAAGATATCAGAACAAGAAAAAGAAGATGTAGTTATGAATGCAAAGAAGATGAAGATGGCACAAGATGCCTTCAGTGAAATGATGAAGGAAGCCAAGCCAGATGCGAAGGCTTTCCAAGATGATTTTAATCAGCTCTCTAAGAAGATAACTATGCTTGAACCATACATCGCCAACAAGAAAGAGATAAGCTCTTATATGGCTTCTAAGATGGAACAGGCACTAGACAATCTATCTATCATCTATTCAATGTGCAAGAACGAGCACGAAATGAACTACACATCTTATGAAGGTTAGAAAGTTTGTAAGCAGAGGGATGGTTGCCTTCGGCATCAGCTATATTTTTATGTCAAACACCTTGGTACTCGAACTACTTTTTGTTACATTAGAGTTCGACTTTACCAAGAATGCCTAAGAAACAACCTGCCAGAAAACCACCTACTTATTTCCACCCTAAAATGCACGAGGCAATATCTTGGTGTCTAAAGAATGGCATCAAGATAAATCTACTGCCTACTACTACTGGTTCATATCCTCCTTGTCATATAGTAATACACAACGGACAGACCAACAATATCTCACCAGAAGCATACAAACAAGATGGCGAACTGACTGATAGAGTCTGGAAGCTATATGTTTACTACTGGGAGAAGTACTCTCAGAAGTAACCCCTCGCTCGCATATCCATATATTTGCTGTATGGAAAGGCATCCAATATTTGATACAAAAGAATTTAAGGAACTACCTTGGTGTAAAAGATTATGGATTCGATTGAAGGTAGCCTTCATCGAAACGATTTCTATGCTATGAAAAACAAGGGCTATAAAAGATTTGTAGAGTTATTCTGGTTCTCTGATAGTGAGCCTAACGAAGTTCTAATTGCGTTCTGTCACATACTATGTTTACCTGCTGCTTTAATATCTGAGTTTGACACTCCATCAATACTATTTATTCTTGGAGCAATATCAGCAGGAAGCTTTCAGTTGTGGTCTGTTCTATGGAACGGAACACTTAAGATGAGATTACTCGCAGTTCAAATCGCAGCAGCTATTGCTATTGTAACTGTAATCAATCTCAGTATGGAAGGATTGATGAAGGGTTCTAGAACGGGATGGATAATCATAATGTTGTTTGCTTTCTGGAATGCAGTAAGAGTGTTTAACGAGAAGCTTCAAAAAGATGGATAGTACTGTTCAAATCATTATAACTATTATAGGTGTCCTTGGCTCTGGTGCTATATGGAAGTTTATGGAGACCAAAATAAAAACAAAGTCTCAAGAAAAAAGAGAGGAAATACAAAACTCAGATTCAGTGCAGTACCGTGATGACTTAAAGAACAGAGTAAGAAACCTAGAGTCGTTACTCGCACAATCAGCAGACGAGAAAGATGAGCTACGTGAACAAGTGCTCGCACTAACTGCTGAAGTGAATGCACTTCGAGTTAAGGTAGATTACTTAGAAAAAGAAAATGACAGGCTTAAAAGTAAATGATGATTCGGCTCTTTCTATCAATATTAAATGGCTTGTACAAATCATTATATTGGTCGGGTCTGCTGTTTACCTCTATCTCGGGCTTGAGAACAGAGTTAAAGAAAACGAGTCAGAAATCAAAAGCATCAGATACAACCAGAACACCTATATTTTTCCCGACATTCGAGTCTTGGAAGGAGAAGTGATAGAGTTCAAGCTTGAGCGAGAACGAATCAGAAAAGATATCAAACGATTAAACGAGATTATTAAATGAAAAGATTAGCACTATTACTACTTATAACTCTCACTAGCTGTGCGAGTTCTAAGGTAACTAAAGTAGAAGACATTACTGACCGAACTGAATGGTTAGATTCAACTCCAGACAATCCTATTATCAATGTTATTCAGAAGCAATACGCTAATGAGGACATAGAAATTATCATCAAAAAAAAACTAACGACTGACTACGTTAAGATAAGGTTAAGCAGGGGTCGAAGAGTTATATCCAAAACAACTACACGTAATGAAAAAGAAATTTAAAGACACTGCAGTAGGGAAATTTCTCACAAAGAAATTGCCCGAACTAGCAGGAGCTGCAATGACTGGTGGTCCACTAGAGGCTATCAAGACTCTCATCAATGACGACCCTAATATCACTCCAGAAGAGAAGTCGAGACTAAATCAAGAACTTGTAGAGATGTATAAGGCTGAGGTAGCAGACAGAGACTCTGCTCGCAAGCGAGAAGTTGAAGTTGCCAAGTCAGGTAGGTTTGATTTCCTATTTAATCTTACAGGTATTGTAGGTCTTACTGCCTTTGGTGTAGTTGTATGGGCGATACTTACACTAGAGATACCCGAATCTAACAAGGAACTTTTCTACCATATGGTGGGTATCGTAGAGGGTGTAGTGTTGAGTATCTTTGGATACTACTTCGGTACTTCTATGAAGGATAATAAATAACAAAACCGACAAGAGGCTTTCAAATCTCTCATCGGTTTCTGTTAACTAACCTAAATTATTGTTATGAAGACAATGTTCAACAAACATAAATAATTAAATTCAAACAACCAAATGAAAAGTTGGATTCTTTCAATCGGATTATATCCAGGTGTGCTCGTAGGGTTAAGAACTTACCACTCAGAAGTCTCTGACTTACACGTATTATACGTACCTTTTGTAGAGTTATGCTTAGAGGTATTTAATGAAGAGTAAAAAAGACTTGCTTATCAGAATCGCAGAGAGCCATTCAAACGATTACCCTCACTCGCCATTAGTTTTACTTGATGGATTTGAGGATGCTTTCGTTGGTGTATGTAAGGATAGGGGATTGTTCCAGAGAGCAATCTATGACTATTGGAAGTGTATGGAAGTACTAATACACGAAGACGAGCTTGAGTTTGATGAAGCTTTAGATTGGATGGAGATATGGGAAAATGAAGACTTAGGAGAAGGAAGCCCTATCTTCATTAAGAATATCTAGTCTTATCTAGTAATCGGAACTGATGTATTATAGTAAGCAATCTCTTGAACTTCTTCTTATCGCCAAAATATTCGTGACACTCACGACACAGACCCATCAAATTATCGATGTGGTCTTTTTCATTTGACCCTCCCATTCCTCTCGCTTCTATGTGGTGAACATCCACTGCTGGTTGCTCGCACATCTCGCAAGGAACAAACTCTCCACAGTCACCTCCGAAGTGACGCATATAAATTCTAGTGTGATTCTTCATTGATGATTACTTCGTTTTCTGTTTCAATCCAAACCTTAGCTCCACAGCTCAAGGGTTTATCTGGGCTGTAGATAATCTTGGCAGCCACTTCACCGTTCTTATCTAGTATAACTGCCTCGCTCGCATACGTATTACTCTTGTAAGTTTTACAGGTGAGTACAGGTTCTCTCTCACCACTCTTAGAGTTAGACTTTATCTTATGCTGATTAACGTGAATGATAGTCTTCATATAGTGTATCCTAGATTAGGGTCAAGCAAGTAAACATCTTTATTTGTTTTGTCGTTATCCCATAGGGTTGTTGCTGGACAAGGTATCCCTTGGGGATTGCTTAGATTTATATTCCCCAAGTCAAAGATAGTGTTATGTTTTGGGTCGCATACTAAGTATAGTTTCAGCACACTCGCATCCATCTCCATAAGCTTATCATACTTGTACTTCTCAATCATCTTTGTTTCGTAATACTTTTTTCGAAACTTCATTTCAATAACGCAATCAAAACCTTTAGGGGTTTTGCCACTTGCATCATAATGTTCATATCCTCCACCGCACCACTTAAGATTCCAGCCTTGAAAGTTTAGGAGAGTAACTAACGCTCGCTCTAAATCGTGTATACTACTTATTACTTGCATCTAGAATAGAACTTAGGGTGTTGGAAGACCAAGGATACTTAGCATCTTCTCCTGTATTGAAAGTAATCTGAGTCTTAGAAGGCATATTCTGCTTCCATTCAAAGCGGACTTCTCTTGTACTTGTTACAACAAAGGCATAGATATCAAAGTCACCATCTTTATATTTGCCATTAGGCTTACGTATATCAAAGATGTAGCAGTGCTTTCTTCTGGAGTTAAATGTTTCTGTAGACTTTACTTGAACTGTGTACGCATTCGTAGTGTTGCGGTCATAGACTATAAAGTCTGCGTTGGTTGCGTGAGTAGTAGGTGTGAATACTATGAATCCCTCGCTACTTATTCTTGACATAGCGAGTAATTCAGACTCAGCTGATTGGTGGAGTTTCATCGGTTATGGTTGCTTGATAGAATTTCTTGGTAAGGTTTGGGTTGTATTTAATAGTCAATGACTCGCAGTATTTCGGAGAGTCATCTAGAATCCAACACTCTTTCTTCATCGTATCTTCAAGCAACTTAATCATAGTGATTGTGTTGGAAGGGTCTAGTCTTGAATTATACTCTAAGACTATAGAGTACTTCTCAAAAGTTTTCTTTTCGAAAACTTCTAGTAGAGTTTTAAAGGTCACATACCATTGGTCTTTCTGCTTCTTACGATATGACCAATGCTTACTAGAGTACCACTCATTAAGCGATATGTGACCCTCCCACTCTATTGTTATTTTATTCATTCCAGAGTTCGTCCTTTGAGAACGTGTCGTTTCTATCTCTCCTTGCTATAAGTAGTAAGATGATGTATCCTGCTAAGTCTAGCAAAGTATCTTCAGTGTTCTTTCCTATGCCCTTGTTCTTGATGCGAGCGAGCTTATCATCTAGTCTCGCTTTCAGATTATCTTCTGCAGTTCCCTGCGAGAAGATATTCAAAGGCTTTAGTGCCGAATCACCATAGGCTTTATTCTTTGAGAGTAGCATTTCAACTATCTCTCTTCCTACTAATTTAATCTTTTCTTCGTTAGTAACTTGTTTCATATCAGTCATTGTTAAATAGTTTATAAATAATAGCGAGTAATAACACAGCTTCTACAGCTGTAATGATTAGTATGCCAGCCATCATTTCTTTTAGAACTGCTATCTCTTGTAGCTCGCATCTCATAAATAATATCTCATTCATACAAACCTCCTTTCTTCAGTCCGTATCTTAGATAGTTAATACTCATTGTTGGAATGCTTACTCCAAAAGATTCTGCTGCTTGCTCAATCGTATTGTATACTTCTTTGGTTACGGGATTGTGAAGCTTATTACTCCTAGCACCTATCTCTTGAAACGCTCGCACGTAATCATCTTCGTATACTGATTGAAGCATAGCCTCAGCGTATGCTTTATGTGACTTATTGTTTGTTGTGTTTGCCCACTCTCTATAGTGGTTGATTAAGAATTGTTTTCTACTCATAACGTTACGGGTATATATTGTCCTGTTGTTTTGTTATACGCAAACCTTGCGTGTCCTACTTTACCCACCCAAGCGAATCTTACTTTCTTGATGTGGACTTCTATCTCATCGGTCTCGAAGTTTCTCCATACGACCATACCATTGTCTGCCTTGTTGTACCAATTCGCACTTCCCGATATAGAGTATAGATTGGGAACTACAAAGTTCCCCGTCTTAGGGTCAGTCTGAATCTTAGTAGGGTGTGCTACAAAGAATACGTGTACTTGGTACTCTCGTGCAAAATAAACCACCTTAGAGAGCACTTCGGAGATGTAGTTAGTCTCTGACATACCCGAGTCCATTCTAGTCTCTATGTAGTTATATGGGTCAATTACTAATCCATTGATACCATACATACCTACAAGTTCTTTAGCCTTGCTTAGTATGCCATCGATAGTCAACTCGTTATCTAGTACGTTGAAGAACTTGAACTTATCATCGATACTCATAGCAGCATTCCTAAGTTCTGACTCGCTTATGATGTTATCACGAAACTCTTTGCCTATTACTTTCTTCATCAACTTAATAATGTGGATGTAGCAGGGTTGATTCTCGAATGATATAACACCAAACTTCCAATCTTTTTTTACTTGCCCTCTTTTAAATGCGAGGTTGACGAGTACTTGGTCTAAGAACTCGCTCTTACCAGAGCTAGGAACTCCCGTTACAACTGTGAATTGCCCTGGAATAAAGCTGATTAGCTTATCTAAATCGCCTAGACCTACCTTATCTCCACCTTCTTGCCCTTGCTTAAAGGTTCTCCATAGGTCGTGCTTCCAATCATCGATAGTAAGTATGCCTTCGATAGGATAGGATATAGCTTTAGCTATGATATCAAGTATTTTTTTTGCCCCATAATTAACTAGCACTTCGTTGAAGTCCTTAGTGTCTTCGGGGTATTCGACTCGCTTACAGCGATGTCGACCTAACCTTCTGGATAATTCATCGCTATATTCAGAACCTTTTGAATCTGAATCCATAGCAATTATAAAGCGTTTAACGTCCTTTAATTTAGAATATGAGTTATCTACCCACTCAAGTCCATTCGCTCCATTAGGAACACTTATAACGTTATCTATGCCTGCTTCTGATACCGACAATGCATCCATCTCTCCTTCGACTACGACACATAATTTATCTGCCTCAACTGAATCGATGTTGTAAGCTAGTAATGTGCCACCTTTCTTTAGGCGAAACTTCTTTTCGGTTATCTTTCGATACTTGATGTTAACTATTTCCCCATCAAGGAAATAGTTAAAGTGTATCTCTTTACGTAACTCCTTTAGCTTAAACTTGCGAGCAGTAGCTTCGCTTATGCCTCGGGATTGTAAGAACTTTAATGCCTCTAGTGAAAGGTCATTAGCTTGTTCTGATATAATTGTTTGGAGCGGTTTAGGTGTTACTGTAGGTTCATTAGGTTCAGTGTGTTTGCCTTTCTCGTTGCAGTAATGGCAGAACCAACTCTTCTCAGATACGTTTACTGATAAACTTTTATCTGCCTTGTTAGTTCTTTTGTGATTACAACTAGGGCACTTAATCTTTACTTGCCCACTTGTTTTATGTGCAGGTAATGATTGTTCAATAGTTTGCCAATTCATTTTTTTTAAAAAACATTTTGTCGTTAATAATTTATTTAGTTTTTTATACTTAATTACGTATACTACTCTACGTTTACTATACGTACTATAGACTATTTACTTAGGGGTAAATAGTCTATAGAAACGTAGGTAACTCACTTAGAATGGAGCATCATCAATATTAAAAGACTGCACTTGTTGTGCTTGTTGTTGTCCTTGGTATTGAGGTTGTTGGTGTTGCTCATTAAGAACGTTCACCCAAACACCGTGAGTGTTTCCGTATTGGTCTGGCTCTCGCTTAGAACCAACATTTAAATCAAGATACTTTCTTCCAGACTTTTGGTCTGTCTTAAGCAGGCTCTCGAACTTATCTACATATAAGCGAGTGTAAACGATATCGTAGGTATCGTGTTTCTTACCGCTTCCAATAAATTGTTTTGTGTACTTGTTTGAATTACTCATCTTCTTTAGAATTAAAAATTAATAAATAGTCTTTGGTTATGGGATTGATTTTATAGCACACATTGTTAGTGTAAAACATACCCGTATTCTTATTTCTTTTACTACGGGTACGGTATCTAACCTGTACATAATCCCCTTGTTTTAGTTTACTCGCATCATTGATAACTTCTTTATCATAGCAATAGAACTCTAGCTTATAAGGCTTCGCATTAAGCGAGCCTTCGTAGATATCTACCACTACTTTCAGACACTTGTAAAAATCTGTTTTAATTAAATCGCTTACCGAGTCCACTGCACCTACTCGCTCGTGTGCTTTGATTACAGTTTTCTCTCTACGTAGTTCTTGCATAAGTCTATCTTTCTTAAAAGCTTAACATCGTTTTTATGAAGTCCAATACAAAGTCTATTGCTAAACTCGTTATACTTCTTGTCTGTCAAATCAAAGTGTATTACCATCATCTCGATAGGTACATTGAAATAGAAACAGAGAAAGAAGATTACCAAGTGAGGCATAGTCTTTACTCCTTCGATAGATTTGGAGGCAATAAAAGAGTCGTCTATTGTTGGCTCAAGGACAAAGTTCTTTCTTACAGAAACTAGTATTAGTTCCCACTTGTGAACGTCATCCTTTGTGAACTCATCTCTTTTACTTCTTTCCAATATCATCATTACTTTGTATCTCTTCTAAAAAAGCTTCGACAGATTCCCTTGTAAACATCAAAGGCTTTCTGTTAGGCAAGGGCTTTAAGACTCCTTGGTCTCTATATATCTTCAACTGATACTTAGACCATCCTAGCGACTCGCACAACTCATCGTGCGTGTAAATCAACTTATCACTCATTTCACTTTTATAATTAATCTATTGTTATACTTAATAACTCCCTGCTCATCGGGTAAATCGATGTGCGATACATCTAGCTTATTGAGAAACTCTCTCGCTTTATTTCCCCATTTAGTTTTCTCTTTCTGGAGAACACCTATCTGCTTGTTGATGTCAACATAATTTCTAGCTACCTCTACCATCTCATCCGTGCCCAAAGCACGAGATGTGATATCAAGTCTCTTTAAATAATTGTCATTGATATAATGCTGATAGTTTGTAGAGTCATCAGCTTCGGGTCTTACTTCATCAAGACCTCGCTTCATTTGACTCTCGCTTGTAGCATTGAGTATGATATCATTTCCTTGTTGTAACATCAAGTGAAACTCATACGCCTTGGTCAACATCTCATCAATAACGTTCTCGTTATAGGTGATGTGATATGCGTGTAAGTCCATACCAGCTACTAAAGAAAAGATGTAAGCGTCTAGGTCTTCATTCATCTCTAAGAACTGAACCATATATGCGAGTACTTGATAGATGTATCCGATAGGTAAACCTCTTGTACCATCCGCATCGTTACCCCACTTGTCATACACGTGGCGATTCATTGTCTTGATTTCAATGATTGACTTGGGGGTTGGAAGCTTTCCCTGGACTTCTACCATATCAATTACTTCTTGCTCGCTCGCATCTACAGATATGCCATCAACATTAGCAAAGAGGAAAGGGAGATTGTCATTCTGAATAGTATAGTCAAAAGCGATATGATTTCTGACCTTCTTACCATCAGCGAAATTAGATAGGTAGCTATCCGAGTTTTCTACATCATAGTATTGAGAAGACTCTCTAACTATTTCTTCCATACGATTTCCCCAGAAGACTGCTTTGTTGCGAGTGAGATTCACTTTATCAATTAATCCTAGCTTCTGGTCGAATAGCATCGGAAGAGATGCGTATTCGTTTACTCCCATCACAACAGACATATCAGAACCGCCTAGTGCTAATCCAAAACTGTTTCTGATTTCAAGCCATTCATCATAGCTTAGGTCTCTGTAGGGTGCGAGTGTATAGTTACCTATCTTTAATTTCTTCATCTCTTAGCCACTGCTTGTTGGGGATTGTACTTCACTTTGCCTTGCATATTCTGTTGCTGATTAATAGCACCTAGTACTTCTTCTGCACTAGCTACAGATGTATCAACACCAATACCAAGATTAGACAATACCCTACCCCAAGCCGAGGTCTCGCAGTTCTCGATGTACGAAGTCTTGTTAATCATACTCGCATTACGAAACTCTTGAGCGTGTGCATCAGCCTTTACAGTACCATCAGCATCCTCTACCCAAGCGTGTATTACTACAACATCCTCGTTTAGCGTTTTGATTTCAGAACGTAACGTCCATCCTAAATATTCTTCTGCGGTACGGAAGTGTTTTATCTTCTCGTGTACCATTACATAAGGTTTACCCTTTATGCTTATTGTTTTTAATTTGTCCATAGATTATTTCTTCTAAATATTTTGTTTCTATTAACTCTTCTAGAACACTATCCCAAGCTACGTATATCTTGATTGTGTACCCATCGGGTAAAAGTTTGGAGCGGATTTTAAATTTCTCGATGAGGTCTTTTCGATTCGCAAAGAGATACTCTTTTAAATCAGAGAACCTAACTAGTACTCGCTTGTCTGTCAGAACATCAAGGTCTAGGTTGAGATTCCATTTAGATATACGTATTGTGTGAATTGCCATTGGTTAAATTGCTTGAACCAATTTAAAACATTTGACAATGTGTTATAAGTATTGTTAATAATTACTAATTAATTAAAG